TGTTGATACCCTAATGCAAATGTTCCCGATAAGTCGTAACTACCCATAACATCATCAGTTAGGGATTCGTCAGTATTACTTGATGGATAATTAATATCTCTTGGATTTCTCCAATTAGAAAGATTATCTGGATTAGTTTCATCTAATTCAAAGATAACTTTCATCATAGGATATTTGTTTCGTGAGTATGCATTTGTTCCGTCATACTCCCCAATATATCTCATATATCCTTCAACATCAACTAACTTTGGATGTAGTGTAATGTCTCCACGAGCAGCACCATTAAATGTTCTGTCTGCTGTTCTGTGGTGTCCCCAATTTCCGTCAATGTAAACTTTATAATCTAATAAATAATCATCACTTACATAAGTGTAGTATCCTGTTGTTCCGTCATAAAATGTTGGTATTCTAAATGCTCTTGGTGCGAAATCATCAACAACATCATTTATCTTGAAGAAAAATTTTATTACTTGTTTCTCTACTCCATCACCACCACCAAATGTTTTGTCTGGTGTTCCGTCATTATCGGCGTCAACTCCGTGACTTACCATAGTAACTCTTAACCAATCATATCTTGTATCGGCAATACTTTCTTCTACTAATGTATTAGAACCACCGACTGCTAATGAATCTTGGTATCCAACATTAGAAAAGTGAACCACTTCAAAAGAATAATCTGCATTAGAACTTTCATCACCCTCAGTCCAACCTGATATATGACTACCTTTAACGACTTTAGAATCTCCTTGACTCCAAGCGTTAACTGATGTTTCACCTGATTCTATCCAAGTAACTAAGTCATTGTCAAATGCAATATCAAACCTAAGTGCTGTAATATCCTCACCTACATCATCTAAGGTAACTTCCATTTCCAAGACTTTATCTCTCCAACTATCAAAGTTGTTATTATCAAAAGCTTGATTATTTGTGTCTTGTGCTAAAAAATCATCTAAATCTTGAGTAACTGAATCTTTCCACCAAGTTTGTGGTGAATCCCAATTACCTAATTGTTTTACTCGTATGATTGGGGATTGTCCAAAGACAAGTCCAAGCATAACCGCTGATATAACCATTCTTTTCATAAAATGAAACATTGTTTTCTCCATTGAATTTATGTCAATAATAAATATAAGATTGTTAAAAATTAGACATCAAAACGAACTACAAATGTAGTATCGATTTCATCTGACAATTTAATTGGTTGTGCTAATTTAGCGACTGCTAATAAGTCATCAAACTCATCATATAAACCGATTTGAGTTACATATGGTTTCCAAGATGAGTGTTGAACACCACTTATTGCAGTTGGTTCTCCCGTGTGAGATGTTGCGAAACTTCCTGTTCCTGAAAGTGATGGACTATCTCCCGGTGGAAATAATCTATATGTCCAAGTTCTATCATTAATACCACCGACATCTACTGATGCGGTTTGTGCATATCTAATAAATCCTGTTCTGTCTGTTGTTACACTTACATTACTTGAACGATTGAACTCATTTCGTTTACTATGAAGAACATACTCGTGTTCGTGTATAGTGTGAGTCGCTTTGTGTTTTAATGTAAATGGATTTCCTTGTTTTCCAATATCTTTATAAGAACCAGTATCTGATACAACCAGTAATCCCTGTTCATAAAAAACATTACCTACTTCTGAACCACTACCAAGAGTTGCAGCAGTAGTTGACACTCCTTGTGCTCTACTGAATGAACTTGATTTGTATGCTGCGAAACTTGATGAAAAAGCATTGTCGTAAAGATTTCCGTGTTCATCATCTCTGATGTCATAGGTTACTCCACCCACCGTAGCAGATAAATTAACACTACCTGGTTTTATTTCTTCCCCGTATAAATCTTTTCCCACACTAATAACCTGTGCAGTTGTATGTAATTCTCTTGTTTGTTTTGAAAAGTCTTGTATGGAAAGTCTGTGAAATGGTGTAGTTGTATTGAAGTTTTTGTAAAGCATTGTATTGATTATATTCCAAGTCGGTAGTGCAAAGTAATCAGTTGTTCCGACTTGTGTGTTGGTATCGGAACTACTTACATAATTTCTAAATGAACTACTGATTGCAGAAACTGCAAAGACTCCACTACCACTATCGTTATTAGTTGATGTAAAGTTTTTGAATGCCTTAAAAGGTCTTACTGATTTGTCTTGTGGGTCAAGATTCTTGAACATTAGTTTGTCCTAAAAATCAAGTTTCACTTTAATAATAGCTTCCCTTGAAAATGATTTTAATACCGGTTGACTTAATTTTGCTATTGCCAAAAGGTCTCCGCCTGGTCCATCATACAAACCTACTTGAGTAATGTATGCTTTTGGGTCACCTTTAAATGTAGGTTGTGTAAAAGCACCTCTGTTACCATTAGTATCGGTTGTTTCATAAGTTGGATTTGAACTAAAATTAAATTCTTTGTTATGTGCTCTTGCAAAATAACTCGTTGAACTTATTTCTTCTTCTCTACGGGCTGCGAAATATCCGGCATTTTTAGCACCTGCTCCAGCTACACTATGACTGATTGAATTAAATGCAACTTTTGCATTATCACCAAATGTGTTTGTTCCTGTTGAGAACACCATTGAACCACTAGAGTTAGCAGTTGAACCGGCCTCAAACCCTTGTCCACCAGATGATAACCATGCTGCGTTAAGTAATATAACTCCTAAGTCAGGGTAAAATAAACCCGGTGCACCATATGTAGTTTCAGCAGCTGCTGCAGTTTTAATATCTGCAGTTCCACTTGTAATAGAACCACTAACAACATTAAACACTCTATTTGCTGAGTTGATTGTTGTGTTGGTTGTTGCTGAACTATCGTCAATTAATTTGATTCCAGATTCAAGATGTCCACTACCACTTAAATGTAATTCCCAATTACCTGGGTCAACTTTTTCTCTCATTTGTGCTCTATTAAACGCAATAAATACAAAATCATCTTGTCCGTCTGGGTCTCCGTTAGAAACCGTTCCGTATGTTTTTCCTGTAAATGCAAACTTTTCAGTTCCTTGTCCTAATATAACATTTCTAAATTGTCTATATAGGGCTGCGGTTTCTCTGTTTCCAGTTGTTGTTTTGGTTGTGTTTCCAATGGAACCACTTCCTCCGTAGTTTGCATATCCGACTGCGAACTGAACTTGTGCAGTTGAATCAGATGTTGCTTTATCGTATACTGGAATATAAGATGCTGATACATCACCTAATGTTGATGAGAAGAAAAATTCTGATAATGATGTTGCTCCACCACTAAATAAACCAGAACTTACTGTTGTTCTTTCGGTAGATGCTATATCATTGTCTGTAAATTCTTTGTAGATATCAGCACTAAATTCAGGTGGGACCGGTGGGTCTTCTTCATTTTCGTGTTGATTATTATAGTTATTAACTGCTGGTATTATATCTTCAGGACGTTCAACCAGTAAAAAATACTCTCGAAAGTCTGAATCTGTTATTCTCTGTTGTATATATCTTAAAGCAGCGTCTACACTTGTTGTAGGAATTGCACCTGGATTTAATCTAAAATGTGGCATTATTCAAAGGTTCCTTTCGAATTATTCTTAATCGTTACTACTCGTGTAGCACCTGTTTGTAAACCCGTTACAAATACAACGGTTTGAAAAATTGTTCTACTAGTATCAGATGACAAGTCATTAATCGTAACATCAACTCCACTTGCTCCACTAACGGTCTGTGTTCTTGAATCAGTTGAAAATCTTCCAATTGTCCCATCAATTCCTTTAATGGATGCGATATCCGTATTAAGAATTTGGAAACTATATGTTTCTCCATCTGCTGGACCATTTGTAGTTGTTGGTTCTATTTGTAAACTTGCTTGTTTATTTGATGTACTTCCAATTGTTAATGAGGCAATAGATTCTAAGAATGCTAAGTTTGCTTTATCTTTATCGGATGTAAATAATTTATATCTCATCACTTGTGTTTCATCTACGAATGCTTCTAACAAAGGCATATTATCTAAAACTGCCCCATAGTAAGTTGAACCATTTGGGTGTGATGTGTCCCATAGTTCGTAATCAATTTCATCATCTGCAAATGCATAATGTGTAATTTCAAAATTTTCTATTCCGGATGCTAACTTTTCTCTACCTTTTTTGGTAAGAACTGCGTCTACTGTGATACTCGTGTTGTCTAAAAATCCCATTTTATTTTACTCCTGTGGAAATTATATAACTATTCTTATTCAGTAATAAATATAAGAAAGTCAAATTTTCCATATGTTTTTCTAATCAACTCTTAGCTTTGATTCGCCTGGTTGTTGTGTTGTTAATTCTGTTGGTGATGTAAATGTTATTTGAACTGGGTCCAGTCCATCTACATCAGTTAATCTGTTTGTTTTGGTTCCTTCATAAAATAACCTATCGCTTATTGTATCTTTGTGATAAGGTTCTAAATCTGTTGGTTCAAATGATTGACTTACAATGTAAAAGTCACCAAATTTTGACCACGCCCCATATCCAGCTGATACTGAGTCCGATAATGACCCGTAATAAAATTCTTTTACTTGATTAGTTGTTGACAATCTTGAAGCACTTACAAACGGTTGTAAGGTTTCTTTAAATTCTATATCAGTTCCACCTCTCGTTACACTTGCAGTTGCATATGTTGTTGGTTCTGCTGAGTCTGGGTTTAACTGATTAATCTTTACGAGTGTCGCTATATTAGTTCCTCGTGAACCCGTATTGAATACAAGTGTACTATTGTATAATGGGAAAGTTCCACTCAACTTGATAGCATTATCTGAACCTGATGGAAGACTTGTTATAGCTAATCCTGGTTCAAATTGTCCTGCATTTTCATAATATGGTTGTGTTGTTGAAGGTTTTTTTCCTATTACTTCTTTTGTTCTTTCCAATATATTTGGTTCTATTAATGTTCCGAATTGTGGTTTTGCTCTCGCTGGAATAAATTGTTTTAAAGTTCTAAATACACTACTATCGTAGTATGTTAGTATTCTCATATAGTCCCAAAAACTATTTGAACCAAAGTATCTTTTAAAATATTCAAGTCTTTTTTGTTCAAGTGTTCTGTAAGAATATTCAAACTCATCTCTTGGGTCTCCGATAAAATCATCAAAGTCAAAGTCTGCTAATGAATATATAATATCTTCATTCACTACATCAGTTGGTGATAAATATATTCCAAGTTTTTCACTATCTATCGGTGCATAATCCTGTGATGATACTTCCTTTGATGTATCTGGATTAAGTTGTGAAGTCAATGTATTGTTTTCAATTCTAATCTTGGTTGCATTTCTACGAGTAGAACCAATTTTTGGAACCCTTATTTGTTCTTGGTCCACAATACTTCTAAAGAAATTACCCGTAAATCCATTTACATCCACACTATGATTTTCATATGTTTTTAAGTGTGCCGTATTTGAAGCAGTTGGTGTAGTTTGTAAATTTACATTATCATTTAGTTCATAACGAGCTAATAGTGATTCATATGATGATGAGTAGGTATTTCCATTGTATGCTTTTGGTGTTCTTGTATGATTCTCAAATGCACTTGCACTTAGTGGTTCACTCCAAACTCTATATTCCATTAACGAACCTGTAAATCTTGCACCAAAGCCTGTATTTAATCCACCGAGATAAACGTGTCCACTTCCTGTAAATGAAGCATTTAGTTTACTACCCGTTATATTATTTACATCAGTTGCTAAACTTGCCGTGTGTGATGTTAAACTTTGAGTATCCTCATATATAATTCTTTGTCTTGTTGAGTCATATTGCTTTGTTGTTATTTCATAAATACTTTGACTTAGTATCATATCATTTGTAACTTCAGCTCCCTCTGATAATCCATCTGTCCTATCTGCTCCGGCTTTTCTTGTCAACATTACTGACCACATTTCATCATTGTAAAATGGTAGTAAAGATGAAGTTACATATGCTCCCTTATCAAAACCAGAAGCACTAATTTGAAATTTTAAATATCCTAAATTATCAGTTGCTCCATTGTCTTGTAGTGCGATTGCGAAGTCATTATCTTTTTGTAATATTACACTATCTTGTGATTTAGGTGTTCTAAATCTAAATTCTAATGTGTCGGGAATTAATCCGTCTGTATGTGCCTTCCAAACTGATTTAATATATTGTCCTGATTTAAAATCTAATGCTCTTGTAAATTTTCTTTTGATTTCATAACTTACTCTTGTTCCTTTATCTGGTCCACCATATTCTCTAACTCTAAGTATTGAACTTGGTATTCCGTAACAATTTAATATTCCTTTTAAAGAACGTTCCGTTCCTTTTGTTTTGATAAAGAAAGGTAAGTTTCCTAATAACCTTTTCCATATTTCTTCCGTAACCTGTTCTTGACCAGACTCATATAAGGTAGCTCCACTACCACTTTGTCCGAATAGATATTCTGGTAATTCTAATAAATTATTACCACTTGATAAATCTAATCCAAGTTCTTTTGCATAATGTCTTGCTACATCTTTTGAAATACCTTCTGATAAACTACTCACTCGTTTATTAATATCAGTAAAGTGTTTTGTGTAAGTCCATACTTCGTCAAATTGTTGTCCTACCATATCCATAAATTCTAAGAACACATTGTTTTGTGTATCTGCGTAAACGTGTTCTGGTAGTGAGTTTCTTAGTGAGTTCATATTATTAAAGTCATATGATGAAGCACTTGATACCATATTGTTAAACCAAGTTGTTGAACCTGATGTATGAACTAATGTGTATGGTGAAGTTGATGTTTCTTTTGGCCAACTTGTATCGTGAAACATTCCTTCAGAACCACTTGAAAAACTTGAACTTTCATAATATAAAAAGTTTTCATATGGGTCAAATGAATTTTTAACTCGTTGTCGTTTTCTTTCTATTTCTTGAATTCTTGTTGTTGCACTTGTAATATTTTCAAGTGAATGACTTGTTGCAGTATGTTCCTCAATCAATTCTAATTTCTTTTTAAAGTTACGAAGTCTTCTTTCTACGTTTGAAAAGTGAACAAAGTTTCCAAAACCTGTATCATCTATTTCATAATATTCTGTTGATGTTTTTTGGTAATCTATATTTGGTTGAACATTTAGTAAACTTCCAGAAACCAATTGTCTTTCAAGTTTTCTATTTAATTCATCGTTGTCACTTAATAAGTTGTTGTGTGATTTATAATCAGTAGTTGTTCTGTCTATTGGACTTTGAGAATTATCAAAATCTGCTGGAAGTAAAAATGTATTATCAACTCTAACTTTTGGAATTAGTGAAATGTTATCTTCGTAGTCTGGTAGGATTTCTTCTACGATTGTGAACCCATCAACAATATTGTCTCCTTCAACATCTATTAATTCTGGAAGTAGTGGTTGTTTTAATTTTAATTTTAATGTGTTGTTGTCATATCCAGAGTTTGTAATTAAATAATAATCATTGTTATATTGTAGATAAGTTTTGAATCTCTCTACTCTATTTAAATCTAATTTAATGTGAAAGTCAGTCCATTTAACTTCTTCAAAATTTACATTTTCAAATTTAAATGCGGAATCAACGGTATGGTCACTTGGATTAATATTACCAACACTATCTACAAAATAACCATTTTTTCTTAATCTTTTATATTCGTCTTTTAAGTTGTGTGAAACTTTAATTTTATCTTTACCCAATACTTCATCAATCTTTACTTCTAAATCAAAGTATACTTCAACAAGATGTTCATCAATTGTATATTGTGTTCCAAATGACTTTTGACTTGGTGAAGCCGGATTAGAGTTATCCCAGTCAATATTTACTTCATCATTACCATTATCATAAGTGTATACTGGATACATTGGGTCCTGTGAAGTATCCCACATTTGGTGATTTTTATTTCTCCATTTTGGACTATGTTCGTGACGATAACTTGCTGGTGTTCCTGTTGCCAACCACCAATCTTTTGGTAAATTATCTCCATTGAATAAATCTGTATTTGATGAATTTAATCTAGGTGTTGGTTGTAAATAGTAATTTGTGATACCTGAATATCCTTGAAGGCCCTCATCGTTTAGTGTTGTCTTTCCCATTCTACCATATTCATTAGAAGTAAACACTTCAATTGGGAATTCTGTATTTGGTACTGGTTGAATATTAACTCGTCCGGATTTTTCGGTTCCACTATTATGACTATGATTACTAACATCATCTCCGCCTGTGGTTGATAGGTCAACTCTAAATTGTTTGTGTTTAGGAACCCACGCTCTCATAAAGTTTTCAAAAACAATTGTTTGACCTTCCATTACTTTTTGAAATTGGAATTCACCACCTTCTTCAGAAGTGTTTTCACTAATTAGTGTTAAGTCTTGAAAACTACTACTAGTAAATTTAATTGATTTGTTTGGAGCTGATTGTCTGTAATTCGGAAATGCCACTACACTTAAATCAATATTTTTTAGATTGTTTATATAAACTTCATTACCTGCATTCTCGTTAGGTCGTAATATTACTTCATCACCTTTAGTATTGGTTTTGTCTAATGTGTATGTAAATTGTTGTATAAATATTTCTTGTGTTAAATCAATTTCATCGTCAACTACTTTGTAAAATTTTTCTTCAAATAATTCATAGGGACCATCGTAGACTTGACTTGTTTCACCGATTATTTCATATGTAAAAAATTGACTATCGTCTCCGGCAATTTTTCTTAAGAATTTGTATAGAACTCTATAATCACCATCATTGATTCCTAAATCTCTTAGGTGTTTTCCGATATTTAATTTTAAATATTTTAAATCAAAGTCTGGACTTAAATCTCTAACTCGTAAAGTTGTTTCCTTTACAATTTCATTTGTTTCAATATCATAAACGCACAATTTAATGTAATCTTTTTGTCCAAGATATATTCCGGTTGGGTTCTGTTCAAAGTTATTAAAATCAAATACTCTACCAAATGTTGAAATGTTTGTTTGGTTGGGTTTGAAGTAAGTTGATAACTCTCTTTCTGTAAATCCGTATTTAGGCATTATTCGTCCTTAAAGTCTTCAAAGGTTCTGTTTATTTTGTCTAAGTATCTATTGTTGAAATATTGTTCTTTGATATCAAATGTAACTTGTTCATACTCTGGTTCTTGTACATCTACAATTATACCTTTACCAAAAGCTTCTGGGTCTTCAAATGATAATATGAATCCACGATTATCTCGTGTAAGACTTGTATTGAATTTTGGATTGGTTAGGTAATCAGTTCTTTTTTCAAGAATTTGTTTTCTGATTCTTTCTCTTTCAAGTTCCCTAAAACGTCTAAAATGGTCAGAGTTTGTTTTTTCTATCGCCTCTTGTGCTGATTTAAATGGCATTATCTCACTACCCTAAATTCATAATTATCATCATAGTAATTTATTTGTTCATCAAGAGTTCCACTTCCACTAACGACCTTAACACAAAAACGATAATTTCTTTCTGCTTGTAATCCGTTCATCCATAGATTAAAATAATTACCTGTTGTATCACAACTAATCTTTGAACCAGTACCAAATGGAACAATTACTTCCTCTGTGCTTGCGTCTTTAATTGAATAGAATGCTGATGCACTTGGTAAGTATTTTACATCTAATTCTGCAGGTGTTGTAGCAAAAGCGGTTGTTGGATATAATTCTCTACCAACTACTCTTAACTTAACAATAGAACCTTCTTTATATTCTGGTCTTAAATTTTGAAAATAAACTTTTAATCTTTCTAAGTCCGTTGATGATAGTGGTGATAAACTTCCTGTTGAGTAAGAACTATCGTCCCACATAACTTCTAATTTAGGTGGATAGATTGTATGTGTTTCTCTTGAGAAGTATTTTAAATTTCCTAATCTATCTGAACTACTTTCATCTTTTGTAGTATCACTTCCTGAATTAAATGAGAATGTATTATCTAATGGTGCTATTGATTCTCTTTTTAGGATAAATCCTCGGTTTGGATATTTAGATGATGAGTATATATGATTACTAACTAAATCCGATACATCTATTCTTAAATCTTTTTTGTCAAATGTTAATTGGTATGATGAACTAACTTCATATTGTCCGTCAATACTTGAAGTAAACCAAGTACCTCCGTCAGTCAATACTGATGTAGAAACCCAAGGTGTTTGTTGTTCGTGGTCACGATATTGATAACTTACCCCGTCTGATGTTACTGGGTCGTGGTCAAGTTTTCCTGTTCCTTGTTTCCAATCACTACCACTTATCATATAAGCAAATACATTTTGTTCTGCTTCAACTTCTTCTGATGTTGCGTCATATAAATTTAAATAATATTTTGCTGTAGAAGGAATCTTTCCGTCTTGTATTGATTGTGATATGTAAGAATAATCAAAGTCAATTAATATTCTTGATATGTTTGCCACAGTACCACTTTGATTAACCTCTTTGTTAATTTCTAATATTTCATCAAGACCAGTATTGATAGAACTTGTTGCTCCACCTGAATATATTGTTGCGTCTCTTTTTCCAAATTCAAAATAATGCATTATATTTCTCCCAATACTCTACCAACAATGTCGGTGGTTGGATATTTTAGTTCAAATATACTTGGGTCCTTTGAAGGATAAACTATTCCATCTCTGGTTGCTTGACCTATATCGTAAACATTTCCACTATACCCACTTGATGTTGTCGCTTTGTTTTCAACAACTATCAATGGATTTCCAGGTTCGTTTCCGTCTGGTGGAACTACACTCGCTACACCTTCAACTAATGATATTTGATATGCTACATCACTCAATATAATTGGTTGATTAATTTGCCATTTATCTATATTGAAGTGATTTCTAACTCTTTGAATACATTTAAACAATACATCATTTTGATTGTATCCTCGTTGTGTAATGATTCCAAACTTAATTCCGAAGTTAATGATATAAGCATTTTTTAAATTTATTGCGTCAGTAACCATTCTGTATTGTGATAAGTACATTTTTAAATTTTGTTTTACGGCTTCATTTAATTGTGTTAAGTATTTGTCATTATCATAACCAAGTAAATACATATTCAATGCCAAAGGATTACTAATCTCTTCCGTAGTGTCATTATTTATTTGTAGTTGTTTATCTTGTACCACATATGCTTTTGCTATGTTTCCATATTTTTGTGGTAATGAATAAACTCTTGTAATGTAGTCTGCTTGTGTTACCGCTCTGTTTTGTGCGTTAAAGTATGCGGATGCATTTTGTTTTATTTCAGTTAGTGTTTCTTCACTTGCTCCACCTGATGCTGCAGTTGGATTTGTAAAAGTCAAACTATCTTTTGATGTTTGAACTAATGATGAAGTTAACCCGTCTTCTTGAATTGCAAAAGTTATACTCTTTGGAAAAGTAATTGAATTACTTCTAACATTATGTTCAACTGCCCCACCATAACGATATGTAATGGTAAGTGTTGTGTTGCTTGGTGCTAATCCAAATGTTTTGGTTTTCATAAAATTGGTCGGGTCAAATGCAGTATCCAAATGTGTTACTCCAAATCCTAATGCTGAACCAACATTATCTGGGTTTGGAACAATTACTTCATCTGGATTATCACTAACACCTGAACCAAATCTTATTTCCATTTTATTATCTTCACGAACATAAGTTGTAAATCTTCTTGCTGTTTTAATTAATCGTAACATATAAGGTGTATCGGGCTGTGAAGAAGAATATGTCGGGTCATTTAAGCTAGTATTTTCTATTGATTCAAATACTGTGTCTTGTGCCAAGAAAGGAACCTGATAAAACTTATTACTATTACTATCAGTAATGGATACAATTTCAGTTACATTTGTGTTTGATAATGTAATCTTGTCAAACTTTTTAGCAGTTCCAAATGTAAATGTTTCTGTTATGGTATCTCCCGATTTTGCTAAAACTTTTTTAGTTAATCTAAATTGTGTTGGGTTTGTTCCTGATGGTGGAACTTGAACATCATCAACTCTATCGTCTAATGCACTTTTTACTTTAAAATTAACATCATCCAATATAGTAAAGTCAACACCAGTATCTGAACTAATTATTGAATTACCTGAAACTACTCCAGCATAATCTAAGTCCGGTATACGCCCCCCACTACCATCATCCTTCGCTGGAACTATTTGTGAAACTTCTAACTCTACGATTGCTGGTATTGCCAATGCTGGTTTATATCCTAATGATTGTGCAATATCAAAAATGTTTTTTCTTTCTTCTGCATATTCTATTAGAGTTTCTTTAAATTGATTGTCAACATAGTAATTCAATACATCACCGACATACGCTGCCATTTCAATAAACATCATACCTGGTGATGATTCATTGAAGTCATTATGTGTATTTGGGAAGTAAGTTTTTGCAAACTCTAATAAGTTTTCTCTTACTGATGAAAAGTCTCTACCGAGATAACTTACATCTTTTTTTACTATTTTTTTATTTGTGTTATAATCTACATTAGTAGCCATTTTATTCTCCTACAACCAAGTTAAAGGTTATATTATCAAGTGCGTCTGGTTGAAGTGTTGTTGAGTATTCAAGTGATATCGTTATCTCATTTGGATTGGATTCACTTTGAACGATTATTAAATCATTTATATTAACATAAGGTAACCAAGTATCCAAAGCAATTCTAATGCTATTATCAACTCCATCTAAAGTTTCAGAATTTATTTGTTCAAACAACAAATCTCTTAAGTCACAACCAAAGTCTGGTTGGAAAACTCTTTCACCTTTTGATGTCAGTAATAAGTTTTTAATGTTAGACTTTACCTGTTGTTGTATAGTCTTGGATTGTCTAAAAAATCCTGTTAGATTGTGGTCCAATGGAAATTCTATTCCAACAAATACATCATCACTTCTATCTATTTCTCTTACACTCATTTATTCTTAAGGTCTAAAGTTGTCCTCACCCTTTTTCTTTTTGTTAATTGCTTTCATTAGTCCAGAGTAATCACGAGTTAAAGCGTCTTGAACACCTGTTGGAACTTGGTCTACTGAAACACCTGCTTTCTTAATGGTGTCTACTGCCGCAACT